TAATCGTTCATAACGATTGTCGTAGCAATAGCAAGACCTTTTGTATTGCCATGTTTAGCCATTAAAGCCCTTGCGTTTTCTTCGAATTTTTCTTTGCTGAATTTGCCCTTTGCCTGAGCATCATTTATTCTTTCCATTAATTTTGCAACTACTAATTCTTTACTCATTTTATATCCTTCCTTTTTATCTTAATTAAATTAATGAGGGCTATAAAGCCCTCATACTATATTAGAACAAGTTGGCCATTTTTAAAGTTAAAAGACCGCCAGCAGGTGAGAGAGCTTTGTAATCTTCAACATGGAAGAATTTAGCGGTAGCTGCTACTGCGCCTGTAGCAACGATTTTACCTGATACGCTAATACCTGTGTAATCGCCTTTTGTATATGAACCAGCCGTAAAACTTGCTGAGTCAACAGTAAATTCTACACCGTTGAGAACCTGAATTTTTGTGCCTGATACATAACTTGAAATGAAGCCGTTAGGGTTAACAGTTGAAAGGTTGTTTTGAACAACGCCAACTATACCTGTTACTTTTGCTGCTTCTGCTTCCGATGTTGGTTTGCGAGCGATAAGAACATCCGAGTTCGAATCTTTCTCTACGAGAACTACGTCACCGGCATTAAGATTTTCGCCGGCCTTTACCGATCTGCAATTTGATAAGTTTAATTCACTATAAGGAGTATTTAACCAAAACATTTTTAATTCCACCTTTCAATTATTTTATATTTTTTGCCATATTTGACATTGCTTCTTCTGGAGAACTCTTTATTTCTAAATTCATTTCGCCAGTAGCATTAATGCCATCCTGATCTTTGATCACTTTTGCTTGAGCCATAGCTTTAGCATTTTTATCTGCTTCTTCCATAGCGGTTACGATTATTGTTAAATTTTCATCGAAATCTTTTGCTGTTGCAACTGACATAAGTTTGTTTACAACTGCTTCTGATTTGATACCTTTTTCAGAAATCGCTTTTTCTCTACGCGATTTTTCTTCTGTTTCTTTTTGTTTTGCGATTGCCAATTCTGCTGTTTTTTTCGCTACTTCATTTTTGCAATCTGAAACGAATTTATCCGATTCAAGTTCCATTATTCTTTCGTTCTGATTTGCAATAACAAGTTCTTTCTCTTTGAGGTCATTTGCATTTTTTTCAAATGCAACTGCTAACTCGCCCTGTGCTTTTTTGATTTCTTCCATCTGGTCTGTTAAAGCTTTATTGTCTTTTGCTGAAGCCGTAACCAATTCACGGATAGAAGCAATCTTGTCTAAAAGTTCCTTCATTTTTTATCCCCTTTCAATGTTTTTTCTATGTCATCGAGTTGTTTTAAAGCCTCTTTTACTTGTTCATCGCTTGCTGCAATGAATGATTTACTATCTTTATATGCCGGCCTTTCACCACCAAGAACTACTGCTTCACCAACAGGTTCTATTTCTCTTAATATTCTGAAGGCCGTTGATTCCGGTTTCATTCTTTCTTTGAGATGAATGCAATAATCGCTTTCATCTGCATGGTTATAAAATTTTCCTCCGCAAACAGAGCATTCCGCTTCAGAGAAATAAACTTCATATGAGAATGGAACTGATCCCATAGCATCATATGTCGCCCTTGCTTCTGAAACGTATTGATTGCATTCCGGCCGATTTTCCCAAAGTCTTGCATTCACAAGAAGAACTCTTAATGGTTCGTATATCGCTGTATTAAGAGTTGAACCTATTTTTAAGCTCTGGTCATGATTATATGTGCAAGCCTGACCTGGAAGACACTCTAAAAATTTATAAGCATCTTCGTAAGAAATACAATCTTTATTTGCATTCGCTGAATCAAACTTAAGAAGAGAATGTCCAACGGTAAATGAATCTTTAGCGATCGAAAAATTACTTGCGATCATTAAAGCCATTTCTCTATCGAACCTTTCCTCATCTGTTTCAATGCCATTGTCCGGCATAGATTCCCATATCTCATCAAATAAATCCCAATACGAAGTATCGGCCTTACAAAGACTTTCTTTGACTTCTGCTTTGTTAAGCTTTTTCTTGTCTCCGCATTTTGCTACAACTTCACAAAGAGATTGTTTCAACTTTGCTTTTGTAATATTTTTTTTATCATAGGTCTTTATACAATTACCTACGGCTAAATATTTCATTTCGACAATGCCTTCCTCTTTTTATATTCTGTAAAAACATTATGCAATACCGCTTTTGATTTGTCAAATATAATTTCTTCATCTATTTTATTCTCTATCGCCATTGCTGTGCAAAGATCAGAGAATTCAAGACTTTCATTCAAAATAAAATCATAAAATTCATTAGATGTTTCATCTAACATTGTGCTGAATGTGCTACTCATATGAGAAGCAGTTAATGTTCCTAAATTCATTTTCTGATCAGTTGATAAAGTATCAGACTTTAATTTATTGATATATGAAGTAACAAGAATTTTTCTTGATTCTTCTAATATCTCTTTCAAATTATTATCAAATATTTTATCTTGTATTGATGCTTTAGCGGCATCTTTTATTTTCTTTACAGTTTTATTTGAATCCTCTACTGGTGTTGACGGCCTTCCATCTCCGCCTTCTTTTGTATTCCCGCCAGTTTTTCCTTGAAATGGGACTTCCTGTGGAGTACCAAATACATATTTAGGATCACTTTCTTTTCTTTCTGCTTCCTCTCTCATGAGATATTCTTCTATTGTTGCAGAGCATCCCATTTTTAAGTTTGCAGATGTATTCGAAAGAAGCCCTCTATCTCTCATATTATCAACGACAGTAATAAGCCCTTTAACATCCTCAATATTTGGGTTACTCCATAATGCTTCAATTTTTGTAACTTTAATATTATTTTGCATAGCAATATTAAACGCTAACCAAACCCACCATTGACCAATATTCATTTGGCTATCTCTCAATGTTTCCATTAAAGGCTTAATAGAGATTTCTGAGCCAGAGTTACTTCCTTTTGATTCTCCATTAAGAAGAAACATCGGAATAGCAAGAGATGATGCAATATCTCTATCAACGGTGGCGTATCTTTCATCAAACTTTAATATTTGCCCATCAGGGCCGACTATATCAGTTTTAACATGACCAGGCCAAACAATATAAAGCGGGCCGGAAGAATCTTTCGCTGAAAGCAATTGAGAGAATTTCTCAACATCTGCTTTTTTTGCATACGTTCCATCTTTCTGGTTCGATAGCGAGAATACTGTTATCAGTCCTATAATCCCGTCTGTTATAGCTTGGTCAAGTTTTATTATTTTACTTTTTCTATAAATTGCTTCGAATGATTTTGTTAAATATGGAATACCCCACCAAAAATATGATTTTCCTCTTCTTGCAATCCTCTTCATATTTATCTTTTTTAATAATTGGTTCCCTGATGCTTTTTCATTTACAGAAACTTCGCCATTACCATAATTATTCTGGTAATAAATAAATTCGGATAATCCATTTTTAGATTCCTGTATTTGTATTCCAAGAGGATTAAGAGGAGTTATTGTCGATGGGACAAAATATTCTTTATTATTAATTTTTCTATATTCCCAACGGATATATGGAAAACTATTTCCATTCACATTGTAATCAGAGAGGATATGCTCATTTAAAATTTTATATCCCGGAAGCATTCTATCGTTCATGATATTTACGAACGTTTGAATATTTTCCATTATTGCATTTAGTTCAGGAGAGTCAGAGACAACCATCATATTTGTATTTGCCATTGTAATGAGCAAATCTAAGGCAGAAGAGCATATGCCGCCATAGAGATAAAGCCTATTCGATAGAATTATTGATTGCTTACATAATGTTTCACTCATTGATGAGTTATTTGTAAGCATCTGAGCATATTGATCAAGCCCATTAAGATAAGAAACAGGGTTATTCGAAACAGAGGAGGAAACAGAATGTGCTACGCATAATTCTTTCTTTCCATTTACTCCGGTTCTTTCAAATTGTATCGTTCTTGTGATACTCTTATTCTTATTTTCCGTAGTGGCAATAGTTTTTGCTCTCATATCTCGTCCTTTCCTAAAAATCCTCTAACCTATATTAAACTTATCTGAAACTGATGTCAAATAAAATTTTTATCTTCTCACAGCGACAGCATAAGTTTCCTCTTCTACCTCAACGGCATTTCTCAATACTTGCACATAAAGTTGAACCATTGCATTCATATAAACAAATGCGCTATATCTATCCTTCTGTCCATTTTTAACAAAATACGAAAGAAAATTTCCGGCTTTCTGTATTTCAACAGATGCTATTTGTTTCTTCATTATATGAATGGCTTTATACATTGATGCCACTTCAGATTTAACTTCTGAACCATTAAAATATTCTTTTGGAAGAGTATCTTCATCAAATAAATATTTTCCATCACTTGTAAAAGGAATTATAAGATTATGCAATTCCAATTGGTTCTTTGCAAATTTATTCCAATATGTATTTCTTTCTGCTGTAGGAACCAACATTCTAAGAATGGAACGATATAAGTCACTTCCATTTTCTATTAAAGGAAGATTGTCAGGATCATCAGGGTCTAATAGATATGGCTTCGAAACAGGAATAAATCTTCTATCTCTTAAATTATCTCTTATCGCTGTGCCGCCGCCACCTTGATCCATTCCTATTAATATCGTATTTGGAAAACACTTATCCAACATCAATATCTTCTCTGTCATATCTCCGAAAGACATATTCTTATCGCCAGAGCAATAAACTAATTGATTATATTGTTCTCCTAATTCTCCGATAACAATAGAGAATTCTGCGTTATTTGCTGAACGTGCAGGGTCAATGCCCCAAACGCACATCTTGTTAGAACTAAATCTTGGAACCGCTCTAACGTCCATTCCAGACTTATCCTTATAAGCGTTATGAAGAAGTTCCATACTGAACTCTCTTCCAGATGAAGAGATAATTTTATTCTTGTATTCGGCCTTCCATGTGTCTAAATCAAAATCAGCATTATCAAAGTCAGATAATATGATATTAATATCCATCTTGATATATTGCCTTTCTATTTTTGGATTATTCCATCCGGGCCTAGAAGTATCTTTCCATAATCCTTTCTCTCCGACATATGTATCTTCAAAGTCATATACCGCAAAGAAATTCCTATTAAATCCGCCATGAACTAATTCTGGTATTCTTTCTTTCTTAAGCCATGTATTAACATATTCAACTATTTCTCCAAGAACTCTCTTTGACCAATGCCAGAAAGCAGTCCAATCATAATTTATCGTTCCTGACTCCAAAAAGAAGTTTTCCTTTGTCGCTAAATCTTTTAACTTTGGACAAATTGTTTCCGATCTTGTCTTGCTCCCAAAAACTCCCATTGGATCATAAGGAACTGCCATAAAAGGTTTAAATATCGCACTCATTACATCAGCCGGCACATCATTTCCTTCGCCTACCGTTAATGTATTGGCACGAAAACCTCTATTATCTCCATTGATTGCTAAACCCTTAATAGTCGATTGCCCTATTCCTATATCCCAATCTGAATTAGATGATTTGGTTATTATCTTATCATGCCGCGGCAAACATTTCTTTGCGTATTCTTTTCTTTCTTGTCCTACAAGCGATCCCTTAATTATTTGTTCAGAATATTGCATTACCTGTTTTGTCTGTTTAAATGAACCGCCGGCCACAGATTGAATACGGTATGATGGATAAAGCATTGTCCTTGAAACGTGAACTATCGCTTCCATCGTAGTCTTTGCCATACCACGGGAAAGTATCATACCGGAATTAGGATGAGTCCATATTCCTTGAATACAGCATCTCTGATGAGCGGCAAGTCTTATTCCAAGAATATGTCTGACAAAGTAAACTATACCCTCTTTGCGTCTAAACCACCATATCGCTTTAAGGTATTTTTTTCTTGTCTCCCAATCAACTCTTACATTTTTATTTCTGTAAAAAGATAATAACGCCATAAATCCCTACCCAAATATTAATTTTTTCTCTTTCCTGTCATCTATATAAAATCTAAGTTTATCTGGAGTTAATAAACTAATCGAATAATAAAAATTATTTCTTTCGAATAATTTTTCTACACCCTCTCTTGTTTCACAAGCAATCATTATATCTTCTATTGGAAGAATATGACAATATTCTAGAAACATCGCCTTGTGTTCATCATCGCAATAAGCTCTCCCCTTGTCAATAACTTTAGAAATGTCCGGGTTATTTAAACAGTCTTTCATTATGTCACAAGTTCTATTAAAAGCTATCACAAGTCTTCTTCTCATCTCTAAATCTAAAGCAAAAATTGAATATTTTGTATCCATTTAGACCACACTTCCTTCGTTCTTCCTATGGTACGCCGCAAATTTATCGACATCCAATGAGCATATAAAAATCAATATTCTTGCAAGTTCTTTTACTGTTTTTTCAACAAAGTCCTGAACACTATTAACATTCTCTAATATTTCCAATATTCCGCAGTCAAAGAAATCTTGAATAAAAGAAACCTTATCGTCATAATTAAATTTGCTTCTTGCAAATAACATTTGTGACTTAAGTTCTTCTTTATCAGTATTATTGTAAGTAAAATTAAAGGACAAATCAAATAATTCATTTATCCTTGACTCAATATAATCTTTATTCAACAGATTGTTCGTCATTTGGCTTCCTCCAAAATCCTTTGATTTTTACATAATCATCAGCATGCTTTTCGAGAACTCCTTCATTCTTAAAAAGGATTTCAAGATATTTTTCTGCTTCCGTACGGTCGGAATCTTTTTCCTGCTCTGACAATTCATCATATGGAGTATGAATTTGCCTTATCCATCTTTTTACCGACCCTGCATCTATTGTGAAACTTTCATCGTCATTCATATTTCCTTTTGTAAAAACATATCTCATCCAACCTGACCAACTTTCATGGGCTTGGCCTGCAAAGTCTTCCCTGAGTTTTTCTATAATTCTATTCGTGAGCATTTATCATTTAACTCCTTTATCAAATGTTTATACTTATTAAAAAAGTTTCGAATCTCTTCAACAGAAAAAAATCCATTTTGAGAAAACTTCTCTATCAATAAAGCCCTGCCGGTTTCTTCATCTATTCCCATTTCTCCACGGTCGTATTTATCTAAATTCATTTCCATATGTTCAAGGAGAAACAATAGGTCTAAGTCTTCTCCGCTCTTCCGATTAAGCATATCAAATGTTTCAGCAGCATCAGAGAAAGTATCCTTTGCGCTTTCTTCCGCATCTTTCCTTTTCCCTCTGGAAATTCCAAGAACATCAAATGCTTTATAAAGCCTATCCAAAACTTCTGTCTTTGCCCCGGCAATAAATTTATTATCATTTGCTTCAAGATATGCATTGAACCTTCTTACAATCAATTCATCATTAAGTATCTGATCGAGAACTGTAGCATCAGACGAGTCATTAAGATTAAAGTCCATCATATAGATTTCTCTTCTCTTCTTTAAAAACTCATCTTCTTCTTTTGTCTTCTGGTCTGTTCTTTTGAGAACCTTTATTGCTTCAGCATCAGGCGCACCCATTTCAGCAAATTGTTTCTCTATCTTTTTCTTTGCAATCTCGGCCGTTCTATCTTTTGGATTTCTTTCTTCCTTTGCCGCAAGCCTTCCAACCATTCCCGGCCCTTTAGACAAAGCCTTGAGAGTGTTATGATAGTCTATATCCTTATTGTTTTTGTCGTATCCTATTTTCTTTTTTACATACGAAAAGAAAGCCGGTTCGCTATATCCAAATTTACCAAAGCAATCCACAAGAATATCCCTAACCATAACCCACAAAGTTACATCTTCACATTGAACCTGTTTAATATTACGATACCATGTGCAAACATCCTTAAATGCATCAGTAAAATTAAAAGCGCAGTTTGGAGGAAACTTTGCTCTTGCAACAAAATCATCTATATTTAAATATGGCTTCTCTGCTATTTCTTTTTCCGCTTTTTCCTGGGCTTTCTTTAAACGATCATCTAACACTCCCATGGTTGCCTTCTCCTATTCTTGTTTTAAATTTGCCGCATTCTTCGCGTTTATTTCTTTTCTCATATTTATAAATCTTTGCCTTCTTGCCGCTCTTTCTTCTGGAGTAATACCACGAAATTCATATTTCATATCAGCATTAGCTTTATCCTGTTTTGCTTTAATATTTGTTCTATAACTAAACATAAGAATTCTTTTTGGCGGAAGTGTTGTATCTTTTCCCCAAACTCTTCTTTCTTTTCCACCGGGACGATGATAAACCCATGCAATGCCTATTGCTCCAAGATCAACAGAGAACCCTGCCATAATCCTTTCAGCAACTTTTCTTTGATAGCATTTAATTATTTTAGATATAATCGATTTATCAACATCTAATACTTCCTTAGATATTTCGTCATACAAAGTTGAAACGCTACTCTTAAAATAATCCAACCCCTCATCAAGATGTTTTGGCTGAATTGTCTTTTTACATCCTAATATTATTCTTCCATTATTATCTCTTGGCAGTTCTTTCTTTCTGCCTCTTCTGTCTTTTATCTCTTCCATAATATCGTCTCCTTTTTATTTTCCACAATATATTGATGGGAACCAATTCGCTTTTACAAGTTTACAATAGATATCACTTTTTGTTAATTTTAAAACTTTCTCTTTTGTTCTTAAGTATATCTCATTCCTTGTATGTTTCTTTTTATTACTTGCCCGGTATTTAACGATACCAACATTAATCTTCCGCTTGGCAGAAAAAAACAAATAAACCGTTTCAAGGATGCCCCTCTTCCTTATATAATATGTATCATATATTGCAAGAATTCTTCCAAGATTTATTTTATCTTCCATTTCTTCCGCACTAAGAATTTCCCTTAATGGAATAAACTTTCTATTTGGATCAAATATTTCTTTTATTTCTTCTTTCGTCATCTACTATATCTCTGTTCAAAAATTATACAACAACTCATCGACCATTCCGATAATACAATATTACAAAAAATATGTCAAGCTATCATATAATATTTTATTTAGAGTTTTATTATTTATCTATATTTAATATCTAATTTTTATTTAATATCTATTTTCTCAATAATATTTCATTATAAAATAAAAACCGGCAACCCACTAAAAGTAAGTCACCAGTTTTTATATAATGTTAACGATAAAGGAATAAGTCACGTATTTTCATTATATCAAAATTCATACCCCATGTCAACCCCGTTATAAAAATATTTTACGGTCGAGGTGGAATATCATTTTCCGGTCGACAAATATAAAATTACGGTCGAAGATTTTATATCAATATTTTCATTTTCCGGTCGGGAAATTATAACCCGATTTGTAATTTTCCGGTCGAGTTTTTGTATTTTGCGGTAAGGCGATAAACAAATATTTACAACGATTTTTGCGTTTTACGGTCGATTTGTGTCTGCACAGCGCGGTATATTTATTAACCTTATATGCCGTGTTGTGCAACTTAATTTTTAGTAGCAGTTTAAAACAAGAAAAATTAATGACTTCGAGCCGAGGAAAATTTCCAAATTCCGAGGCGACAAAGCGGGCTTAAAAATAAAGTCAAAAACTTTGGCGACATGTGAACATCGATCGACCGTAAAATCAATTTCGATGTGAACATGCTTACAACTAAAAGACCTTTATACAAATTAATATCTATTCCCTTTATTTGTATGAAGGGATTTTGGGTGTAAGAGCTATCAGAAAAACATTAGTATTGCCGTGTGAGAGATTTTTAAAAAATTTGTTGACAAGAAAAGAGATATTAGATATAATAAGAGTATAACGTTATTGAATAGAAAGGAAGATTGTAGATGGAACAAAGTCGCGAATATCAACAGGAAGTCATGAAATGGAGAATACAAGAAGAAGAGAGGATCCAGAAATCCATAGATACTTTATCCTCTTTATGCCTGAACCCGACTAACCGCAAAGAATATCCATTCCTTGCGAACTTCATAGAATCCAAAGGAACTGGGAATCTCATGATAGGCTTGTTAAGACTTCTCGACCGTATGAAAGACTGTGTGAAACATCCAGAACTTTCAGATTCCTCTACCTCCTATTCCATCTCTATGTTATCCCATTCCGAAATAGGCAAATACATCGGAAGCCGTAAATCAAAAGCCGGTGCCGTTTTATATTTCCTCTTGCTTGCCGGCTTTATTACAAGAGTAAAGGCTGACGATGTGAAATCTCAAGAATTCAGAGATAACATGAAATCCTTCATCAAGACAAAGAAACAAGAAAAGATAGAGAAAGACGCAAAGATTCTCGACATAAAAGAAACATCTTTGCTTTGTGTTCCAGACTACGATAGCGACAGGCTTGCATTCATAGAATCAAGACTTAAGACCTTAAACATTATCCATGCAAGAAGGTCTGGTTTAACATATGGCTATATTTACACCATCTTCGGTAAAGACGTTGCCGATTCGGTCTTCCCTTTTAACGAATCCCTTTCCGACAAGACCTTGAAAGACCAAAAACAAATAGAAGCCATGAAAGCCTTTGTCCTTTCAAAGATAAAGATATATGGCTTCTTCCGTTTACAAATGTTCAAGTCTTTCGAACAAGTAGGAAGAACCGGCAAAGTGATTAAACGCGGATTCAATTATTCCCATTGGAAAATTGTTCAGGCCCTTCTTATAATGGAAGGCAGATTTGTCTATGAAAGGGCCGGCCGAGCTTTAATAGAATCCACCATTTCCGACAAAGAACAATATTCCAAAGATATCACCTTAAAATGCCTTACAAAAGAAAACGGCAGATTGGCTTGCCCTTGCATACTCGTAGACAAATGGAAATATATGGAGTATAAAGTCTCCGCTCGTTCCATTCCTCTCCGTCATAAACAAGAATTAGATAAATATATTATGCAAAAGAACGACTCCTTTAAATACGGATTTTAATCTCTACCTAAAATCCTTTAATTTGTATTTAATCTTTTTACTACTTTTATAATTATATATTTTATTTTTTTATTTATTTCAATTTCATACATTTTTTATTTTAAAAGGCTTTTGAATTTCAAGATCGATTCAGTTTCCATCTCGACTGATTCGTTCATTCGTAGTCCAAAAGCCATTTTCGTATCTGTCTACTTTTTAATCAGTTGTAGATTGAATAGTGTAATTTTAAAATTACACTTTTAAGGTTGGTGGATTTTTTGGCCTAAGGTATTTCGGGAATATTAGACGAAACGCCTATTAGGTTAACCTCCCCTACC